CCCATTTAACATTTCTACGATACAAATGATTTGTATCTTCCAATCCGTCAATTGAAAATGTTACCTCAACATTTAACTTGGCTAACTCTTTCCAAAAGTCAGTAGTTCTTGCTCCACCATTTGTGTTTAATGATAAATGAGACTTCCCACAACGTTTTACATACTCATAAATTTCTAAACATTCAGGATTCATAGAGCCATCTCCTAATACACCACACGAGTAAAATCTTTTTAATTGAGATAATACTTTAGGTCCTATACTGTTTTTTATTGTTTCTAATGTAGTGTGTGAATTGTTGGTAATACTTTTTATTAAATTTAAATCAAAATCAAATCGTGGACACATTGGACAAGACGCATTACAATAATTGGTAAGTTCGGCGTTGATAGTATTTAAATTACCAATATTGATGTATGAATTCATACTATTAATTATATTATATTATAATGGGAGTGTTAGTATTATTTTCGTCTGTTCATTGCAGACTTGGCCATTTGTTTTACCTTGTCAGTCGAGCCTTGGTTGTCAAAATCCATTTCTGGATCTGTCTCTGCGTCTTTTTCAGTTTTAATTATAATTTTTTCTTGATCAAAATCTTTTACAACATTTTTAAGAATTTTACCATTGTCATGTAATTGTTTGAATAGGTCATAGCTGAATGCTGGATAACCTGTATTTCTCATTATTTCTTTTACAGCATCAAAACTTATTTCTGCAGATGTGTTTCTATCATCAGCATCACCTTGAAGATTCATTAGTGTATTGACTAATGCACTTTCTAATTGTTTATCTGTGTTTTTGAATTCGTTAAAACGCATGGAATTACTTCCCTGCTAGTTTGGAATATATTCTGTTGGATTGTTCGAATACTTCTTTGGATTCTCTTTGATCTCTACCTTCAGGTTCCGTTCCACCTGCTTCTGCATCTGTGGCACCAAATTCATCTGTTTCTGGACCTTCTAAATCATCTAGTCCAACTTCGTCTCCGTCTGTATTCATTGTGTCGTCGCCACCTAGTGTGTCTGTTGCAACTTCTTCACCTGTAAGTACTCTTACGCCATTATCAAGTTCTTGTCTTGTTTGTCCAAGAGTTGATTCTGCTTGTTCAATAGCAGGTTTAACTTTTTGTAAGAAAGCATCTGATTTTTCTGCACCCATTTCATCTCTAATTCTGTCTGCAAGTTCCAACATACTTTCTGTTTTCATTGTAGCTAAATCTTCTAAGAATGATGTAACTTTATCCATCATATCTTTAGCCGCAAGTATTAATTCTGATTGTTCTTCAACACCTTCTTTAGTTACTACACTACCAATTAATTCTTTTTTATCTTTATCTTTTAATCCTGGAAGTTTAGTAATTTTATCAACTGTTTTTTGTGTTTCTGGGTCACCTTTAATTTGACTTCCACCCATACCATATTCTTTAATTCTTTGGTTAACAACGTCTAACATCATTTGATTTTTTTGATAGTTATGATTTTTTAGTTCTTGCCCAAAATGTTCGTTTTGAGTGATGTTGTGAATTTTAGTTCTAATTTTGTTTGCAGTATCTTCTAACTCTTCTATAGTAAATCTGCTTAAATCCATCGTTTGATTAAATCTAGATTCAAATTCTGATAGTAAGGACTCTGTTGTAACTGGTTTTGTTAGCTCTATGCTCTGCATATCATTATTTAGTCGTTTTCACTTAAAGGTAGATTGGAAAATTCCTTGTATTTTTGCTTTATAATCGTCGGCAAGGTCGTGTGCGTGTTGTAATTTTTGTAGATATACTTCTTCAGTCTCTTCGTTATCTTCTTTACGGGCTATTTTCATCATACGTTTAGCATTGGTAATATTAAATAATTGTGATGCAAAATGTGTATCATGTTCTAATACTATCGCTGGAGCTTCATATCCGTCTGCTATATTATGGGCTACTAGAATTGCTGTTTGTTTTAGATTAATATGGTCATATAGTATTTTTGCTTTAATCATGTCAGCAATAACATAGATATAACGAGTACCTGTATGTTTCTTAGGTACGATAGCTATATTTCCTATTAGGATACCTTTAGAAAATTGTTTAGGTAAATGATGAAATTGTCTTCTTGCTTCTTGTTTGTGTGCCAGGTCAGCAAGTTTTTCCTTGAGTCCATAGGCCTCAATTTGTTTTACAAGTTCGCTAAATGGTTTATGTTTATTTTCTGTTGGCATTACTAACAAATTTTATATACCTATTTACGGCGTATTGAATGTCATTGTCAAGTTTTTTTCTTACAAAAATACTCTTAGATGCTAATACTTTAGCCACTTCAATTTCGGTTATGTCTAACTCCGAGTTTCGGAATGATTCATGGTTTTTATATTTGTTAATAAAGTTTAATTGTTCATTGGTAATCCAAACGTGAACACCTGGTGTTATTTTTATATACATTAATTTGGTAATATTTTAAGTTAATTTTATTAGGAGAACTACCATGGTTGAAAGTAATCCTGCTATAACTGTTCCTGCCGCGGCTATAACTGTTTTGGAGTTAGATCTGTGACCTGTTTTCATGTCGTCGTTGATTTTGCCCAGTCGTACTTCAATGCCAGATAGTCTATCGTGTAAACGTTCATATCTTTCACTGCACAAGTCAACGTGTGCTTCTAAATTTGTTTTTTCTAACTCTGTTGTAGCCATATAGTTATATTTCAATTCTCGCTTTACATCGTCCAGATGTTTCTTTAGTAATTGATACTCTGCCTGTTTCATGCCTATATTGCTTTTTTGTGCCTGTGTGTGCCTTAATCATTGTTATTTATTAGTTTCTCCTGTGTATGAAAAGTATGTGTTTATTGATAGTGGATCGTATGTAAGAAATGTATTTGTAGGAAATGTAGCAGTTTCTTTGCAAAATGATATTATAGGTATAAGATCAAAATCTGCAGTAATATGTTCAACAGGATTGGGATTAGTTCCATATACTTCACTTTGTTCTGTAAAAAATCCGAAATGCCAACTATTTTGTTTACCTTCATAGTTAGAACCAAATCGCATATTAGCAACAGATTGATTAAGTTTAGTAGGTGGTACCTCCCAAGTGACGTTACCTCTCATTTGTAGTAATTGTAAAAGTGTTGCAAAGTTTGAATTCTGATTTCGTGCTGTTATAAGACTGGTCTTGTCGTGTATTACTTCCCCACCAATAGTTTTAAATGGAAATGCTTTTTTCAAATTACCATTTTCTGTTATATCAACCAGTGTGTGAACTTTGTACTCGTGCATTATGCTTTCAGATATTTAATTAAAGAAAAAGGGCGAACAAATAAATGCCCGCCCTTTTAAATGTTTTACTAAAAACTCGTATCTAGTTGTTATTATTATACAGCTATTACTAAAGTTTTTGCTGTTACTGTATCATTAGCATGATTAAATGAATCAACTGTGCCTAATGCTCTGATAACTGCTTGTAAAGTAGCCGCTACTGTTACGTCGGAACCTTCAACCATGAACGTTTGTTCAGTGTTTGAGTTACCTAGTGGTCCTGCCGCTAATATAGTGCAAGTCGATTGAATTGCATCTAGTGCCGCCTTTTGAGCACTCAATGGTCCTGTTTTAGAAGATATATCTGCGATATAATCAACTGTGAAAAATTGTAGATCTTTACCTACAACATTCGATGGTACCGTTGTTGCCGCTGGGTTTACTTTTACTTGTCCTGCCATTTTAAATCCTCCTTATAATCTCTGATTTAATGACTATGACACCGCTCCGGTGTCGAGTTGCATCTATTTAGTAAATGATTTGGTAAATTTAGTGGTTATATTACGTTTTTGAATGAAAAGGGCGAACCTAATCAAAGATCCGCCCTTTAAACGTTTTACAAAACTCGTATCTAGTTGTTATTATTATACAGCTATTACAAGAGTTTTTGCTGTTACCGTTGCCGCAGAAACATCGACTGAATCGTGTGTTCCTAAAGTTCTGATAAGAGCTTGTAAAGTTGCTACTACAACTGGATCAGAACCTTCAACCATGAAAGTCTGTTCAGTGTTAGAATTACCTAGTGGTCCTGCCGCTAATATAGTACAAGTCGTTTGAATTGAATCTATTACTGCTTTTTGAACACCAAGTGGTCCAGCTGAACCGTTTACTGCATTGATATAATCAACTGTAAAAAGCTGAATATCTTTACCTATCACATTTGATGGTACAGTAGTTGCCGCTGGGTTTACTTTTACTTGTCCTGCCATTTTAAATCCTCCTTATTTCTCTGGTTTAAATGACCGTAGTCTCCGCTCCGGAGACACGTTGTTTCTATTTAGTGAATGATTTGGTAAATTTAGTGTTTATATAACTATTTTGTCCAGATTATATCAGATCTAGTTCTTCTTCGTGGATAATAGCTTAAACCACCTAGGATTTTTCTTATCTCCATACAAATGTATGGTCTTTTTTCTTTTTTCATTTCAATATTAATAGCTGGTTTGTTTCTTGTAATAGTTTCAATTGCACCACTTAAAACTTTAACTTCAAATCCATCAACATCAATTTTAATAAAGTCTATGTTGTTTAAATTAAAACTATCAAGTGTTCGACATTGTATACTGCCAGGCTCATCGTTCATCATTGTGGAATTAGTTTCTTTCATTGATGCTGTATGTTCGTTATTAGACAATCCATATTGAAATAATTGTACGTTAGTTTCAGTTATGTTTTTTTTAAAACATTCTATAAAGACTGGGTTAGGTTCAAAACAATATACTTGTTCAAATTTTGATGCAAGTTCGCGAGTCCATAAGCCTACATGACTGCCTATGTCTATACAATTTCTTTTACTTTCAACATATCTTAGTGCGTTTGTTCTTTGTCGTTCTTGTCTATATCGTCCGGTGGTATCGTTTATTAGTGTTGGTTGAGAATGATTTCCGTCTATTACCCAGAACTCAGATGAATGCATTTTTACGTTCTTCTGGATTTTGCTCTGGCATGAATCACTTGTAATAGTTTAACAAAGGTATAACCACCTTTAGCTATGTCATCTATCATTGTTACAATAGGTGCATAAGCAACCATTACAGGAGCGGGTACTGCCTTACCTTGTCTAATCATATCAGCGGCAACTTTTGCCCGTCTAACGTTAGATGATCCAACTAGAAGTCTGTATGCCTGCATTTCATTTGGAGTAATTTCTACACCAGGTACTGTTCTTTCTGCATCAACTACATTATCTAATTCTAAATGATGTTTGTCAGCAAATGCCTGTGCTTGTCTTTGTAAGTCAGTTCCTGGTAGTTTAGCCTTTAGTGCTTGTAGTAATCTTGTAGCAGTAACTTTTTTTCGTCTTTTATCTAAAGAAATATAATCAGTAATGGCACGTCTTAAATTTCTATAATCTACATTACTAATACCCAATGCTACTTCTAATTGTGTTAAAAATCTATATTCATTTTTAAAATCTCTGAGATATCTTTTTATAGATCCTACAGGAACAGTTTGTCTTTGTCTTAAAGCCATTGCCGCATTTTTGTTTGCTAGTTTTTGAACAATATCTGGATCTCCTGACACTATTGCTAACATATTATGAAGGTCATTTGCTGTACCTCTTACTCTATCAAATGAACCATACGTTAATGTTTGGCCAGCATATGATTTTACAAAACTTGCTGTTTGTGAGAAGTTTTTTAATAGTGCCAATGTAAGAAAACTAAGATATATTCTTTCTGTAATTTCCTGGAATGTATATCTTGCAAGGTCACTTTGTCTTCGTACGACCCTACCCTCGGCTACATACTGTAAAAAGGATGTTATCATATACATATTTATAGATAGATGCAACGTAATTTTTTCCTAACTGATCTAATGAAAACTGGTAATCATCAGTCTTATGAACGGTTTTTAGATACACACTCTTTACCAGATCAAAAAATAGATTATACAGGAGAGTATTATACCCTGCACAATTATGACTTAGATTCATATGATAGGAGGTTTGTTTTAATTGATAGAACTGTTGCTAATAATAGAGTATGTGCTAATTCAGAATATCAACAAGAGTTATTAAAAAGAGTTAAGCTATTGCACAGTCAAGGGTTTAAATTTATAATGGCATCACCTTGGGAATCACATGAAAATATTAATGCTGGTAACATATATCCAAACGATATAGAAGGAATAACGTCATTTAATTGGACAGGTGGTGTTAGTTGGTTCTGGTGGTATATGTATGATAAGCATTTAAACAATAAGTTTAAATTTACTCATGATCATTTTGGTAGCTATTTTTACAAAAAATGTGATTTCTTATATTTGAATAAAGAACCAAGAGAACATAGAATAAAATTATATAATAAACTAATTGAAGGCAATGTGTTATCAAATAGTGTATATTCATTTCTTGGATTAAAACCTCCAGTAAGAATTGATAAAGAGTATGAGTTACCTTGGGTTGATGCTAACAATTATCCCAAGTATGGTATGGATCAAGACATTTATGAACAACCATATGTTGATACAGTTTGCTCAATAGTTTCTGAAACTAATGATAATGATACAGATGTATTCATGACTGAGAAAATATGGAAACCTATTATTGCTCAACAAGTATTTGTAGTTCATGGAAATCATTTATATCTACAAAAATTAAGAGAGATGGGTTTTAAAACGTTTGGTTCTTATTTTGATGAGTCATATGATTTAGAACATGATAGAGATAAAAAAATAGATGCTATTGTTTCTTTGTGTAAAGATTTAAGAACAAAAGATTGGCAAGATATATATCGTCAGACAATTGTATTGAGACAACATAATTATGATACACTTTTTAATAAAGAAAAGTTAAGTGTGGAAGTTAATAAAACTTTAATTAGTTTTTTGGAATTTTTTGATAACGGACAAGTTTCTTCTTGAGAACCCTAATCGATCGACAAGTTTAACAGCATTACCAGTCTTATCAACAGCAACAAATCCTTCTGGATCAGTAACTTCTAATCCGCTATCTGTTTGGGCAAAGGAACCTATTGCCATTGCTTGATTCATTTTTTTAAGTACAAAACCTTTTAGTAATTGAACTGACTTATAAAATATTAGCATCGCTTGTAGTGGTCGTTTAATTCTGGCCATGAATGCAGGCATTTGTTTCATTTTGTCTTGTCTTAATGTCAAAGCCTTTTGTGCTTTTAATCCTGCAATTTGTTGTTGCATTCTATCTGCGTAAAACTTTTTAAATCCTTGTAAGAATTGATTTACGTTAGTTGGCAGTTGTCCTTGTTTAACCATTGCATTAATATACAATTGGAAGTAACCAACAAAGTCATTGTTTTGTCCTAATAAGTCTGAAAGATTACGTGGTACATTATTAAGTAGTCCTTCTAATTTTTCAATACCACCCATAAATTTTTGTGTTTCTTCTGCTGTAAATTTAGCAGAGCCTGACACATCTTTGTATGTTGCATTGTCAAAAAATACATCGGGTAATTTTGAAAATGATTCAGTGTCTGCTCCTGCGGCCGCTGTCATGTCAGCAAATACTTCGCCATTGTATGTTGTATGAAATATAATTCCTACTTTAGCAGTATCTATTTGTCTACCAATATCAGAATCTTCTGGTACTGCGTATGTAATTGTGTTAGGTTTAAATGTTAAATGTGGAACATTATTAAAGTTCTTTCTTACAATGTCATCATCAGTAAACAGTAAGTCTCCTTGTACTACTCCTTGAATATTTAATTTTCGTAAATGTACAAGACATTTTAATAGTTTTTGTCCTAAATCTTCTGTTCCATGATTGTTTGCTATATCTTTTTTAGTGTAGTTTACTTTGGCATTTTGAGCAAATACTGATTTAGTACCTACAAAGAATTTTCCAGTTTCAGGATGAGTACCACATACAACGGCAGGTGCTCCATCCCATTTAACTGAAACAGACATAGCTTCAGATGACGTGCCTTGTAGTGTTACTAACAATCCACGGAAGTAATCTATTACAGCTTTGCCTCCATTGTAGCCATCTGTAATAATAATATCTTCTATATGTTCTAGGTGGGTTCTTTTAAATTCTAATAGGACATCTTCTATCAACATGGTTAGTCCTCTTTGTATTCACCATCTTTAATTTTTAGAACATTATCTTTGATGTCTCGGTTTTCTTTGATGCGAGCAACACCTTTTGAAAATTTGTTACTATCCATATTTTTAATAGATGAATGAAATCGTTTTTCTAGTTTATATGCAGTTTCGGGATTAAAGTTTTCTCTAATGAAGGACATAAGTCTTATAGCAGAATCAATAATGTGAGATGCTCTGCTTTCTACTACATCTTCCTTGTCTTTTGACAAAGGCATATTAGTTAATTCATCCAGTAAACTTCGTGTTTTATTTTGCATATTGGTATTTAAGCAATATTATAACAGAATTATAGTAAAAGTCTATCCTAA